ATGGATGATCGACAATCCTCTGCCGAGTAAGGCAGAGTACCAAGCGCAAGTAGCTGTTTGGGAAGAAGAAGATAAGGCGAAAACTATCGCCCATCTGCAAGCACAACTAGCTAAACTACAAGGGAGTGAATAATGTTTGATCTCAAAGAACTGCAGCAACTCAGCTATTTCCTCACCAAAGCGAACCTCAGTGGCCAGGAGAGCGTGGCTCACGCCACCCTGCTGATCAAGATCCAGAACCTCATCCAGCGGGAGACGCCCACGGACGAGCAGCCTCAACCGTAAGACGTGCATCTGATTGAGAAAATTCCTATAATTAGATAGGACTATGAGGAGATTATTATGTCTGATGATGGGTCTGCAACAATCAGGAAGTACCAACGCAAGATCGATAAGCTCAATGAGGACGATAAGTCCGCGACTGAGAACATGAAATCCGTTATCGCCAAGGCGATGAAGGAAGAAGGAACTCATCGCAATATCGCCAGAGAGCTTCTAGATGCCCGTAGGGGTGGAAAGAAGATGGACGCCCGAGAGGGATACGGCGATGACGGAGAGATTATCACAGGTGAGGCGAAGGACAGTCCCTGGACGAGGGATTGATGCGAGGAAAGAAAGAGATAGAGAGGGAGTTGATATTCGCAGAGGCAAAGATAGAGTCTCTAGAGAGTCAACTGCAATCGGTACAGGCTGAGAAAGCTGAACTGACTGCCCAGATCAATAAGCTTCAGGACGCCCTGGTTTCGGTCAGGGCTCCTGAGGCTTATCGTGATCAGCAAATTGAGAAGGAAGACCAAGATAAAGTGCCGGTCTCAGATGAGACCATAGCACGTAATAAGCTCGTTCAGGAGACCACCACCAAGTACATCAATGGTCTCGAAGAGCCTCTATTCCGTGATGGGTACGATTTGGACGACCTCCTGACCACAGCCCTGGTACGAGACAACAAGGGGCCGGTCAGTCTGCATGGGAATGATGAGAGCTAATGGGCCAATCTAAAGCAACGGGCGCAGCCGATACCAATTGGAAGAAAGGTAGACTCCACCAACTTGACGCCATCAAGCACGGGGACGAAGCCATCGGTATGGCCATAGCTGCCTATGCTGATGAGATCAATACCAACCGCAACAGCCAGCTATGGGTGCGAGCGATTGGGTGGGTTGAGAACTTCCTATTCTCTTTGGGGTCTCAATACATAGATAACATCATGGTCTCTAGGCTCGCTAGAGACTCCAGCACAGATCAGCAGTCCATCGTACAGGAAGCTGCTGACAACATCCCGAAGCCGGTCAATGACCTCCTAGGGCGATACATCGAAACGAATATAGCCCTGCTGACTGAGAACAAGCCGATCCCTCGGGTTGACTCTAAGTCAGGGAGAGCAGAGGATGAAGACGCAGCGCAGCTCTCAGAGCTGACACTGGAGTATATGTGGGAAGCCCTGGATCTGCCTGAGAAGCATAGGGAGATCGCAAGGATCATCCTTCATTGCGGCGTGGCCTGGATAGAGATCATCTATGATCCTACCTGCCCACGGCGTATGACAGTTCCGGATACAGAGATGTCGGAAACGTCCACGATGATGACTGATGATGGTAGGCAGCTACAGCTCCCAGTACCTAGGGAGACAGAGCTACATGATGAGCGCGGGCGCCCTATCTATACAGATAAGCTAGAGTATGGGGATATCACAGCTAAGATCATCAGCCCCTTCGAGATGCACCTTCCTCCGGTCCATTGGTGGAATGGTGAGGACATGGGCTGGGTCTTGCGGGAGTACTACACAGACCTCGATACCCTAGAGGACAAGTACAAGGCATCTGGCCTGACTCTGAAGAAGTCTGATGGATGGCACCTTGAGCGGCTGAAGAAAGCTCAGAGCGTCAATGTAAGGAATACGACAGTCTGGTGGTGGGAGCGGATGTCGGACATGGTTGAAGGGTCAGGGCCTTCGCTTTACGTAGGAACTCCTGACACATGGGAAGGCTACACCACAGTTCGGATCTTCGATCGGAAGCCGAACTCTAAGTGGCCACGAGGCAGGACGGTTATCACGGCTGGAGATCAGGTTATCTATGACTCCCCCAAGAAGATAGGGGCGAGGGCATATGATCCTCGCTGGCCGAGCCGGTGGCACCCTTATATCCGGTATCGCTGGGAAGCGCAGCCGGGCAGTATCAATGGTAGGAGCCTGATCTCTAAGCTCCTTCCGAAGCTGAAGAGAATCAATGCGATCGACACCACTATGATTATGTGGCGTCGCACCGTACCTATGTCTGCATGGGTGATCCCTAAGGGAGCATCACCCATCGAAGATCAGTGGCTCGGACGCCCAGGACAGATCTGGGAGTACGACCCGCGCAGGACAGCTGGGGCAGCACCTGAGCCCATCTATCCGCCTCCTTACCCGGCTGCGGCTGAGCAAGAACGTCAGCAGCAGATATCAGAGATGGAGGCGATAGCGGGCACGGAAGAGATCTTGAGGGGCCAGCGGCCTACTGGCGTCAACTCAGCGGCGATGATTGACATTCTACGAAAGCAAGCACTCGCGGGCCGGTCCTCGATCTTGCAGGAGTGGGATGAAGCCTTGCAAAAGGAGGGCTCGATCATCCTTCAAGAAGTTATTAAGCATATCCGTGATGACGACAGGTATGCGGAAAGACTACGGATCCTGGCCCGTGACAAGGCTAGTACCCTGGCGATCAGAAGCTTCAGTGGTGCGGACTTGACGGATAACGTAATCGTCAAGATCGACACAGCTTCTATGGCGCTGTCTAGTAAGGAAGCGAAGCAGGCTAAGGCTATCGAGCTGATTCAGTACTCAGCTGGGCTGGAAGCTCTGCCTCCGCAGCTCCGTGCTAAGATCCTTGACGAGATGGGCTACGAAGATGCCCTGATCCCGCAGGGTGCAGACGTGGGCCGCGGCAAGCGCATCATGGCCTGGATCCGACAGGAAGCCTACGAGATGATCGTACCTATTCCTGAAGACGACCCGTTCATCCTGTATGGTATGTTCGTGGAAGAGATGAAGTCTGACGGCTTCCATAACCTGAACGAGCAGCAGCAAATGGTGCTCCTGGCGCTGGTGGATCTGTACAAGAGACAGGTAGAGATCCGACAGGCGGCGATGCTAGAGATGCAGATGATGCAGCAGCAGGCAGGTGGCGGTGGAGGCGAAGAAGGTGGCTGATCTTGGTAGAGCATGGGCCGTCGTCCGGGGTAGGATGACAGGCAACAAAGAGAAAGCCCAGGGGACGCTGGATAGCATGAACCCCGTTAAGCGAAAGATTGTAGGGAGACTGCAAGCCCAGAGCCGTAGTTGGCGACGTACGAAACCCTACAAGCTGGGCGAAAGAGTAAGGAGCAGATGAGTTGGGATAACCTGGGCGGTGCTAACTGGCGTAACCCTTGGTTAACCGGTGGGATAGGGTGGAAGATACTAAACGGACAAGGAGCCAGTGGAACCAGTGCAACCAAAGCACCTAAGAAAGGTGGAGCTGGCCAGGGTCTGAGTCAGTACAATACGAGGTCTGATTGGTGGAACGACGATAGAGGTGTCAGGTCCGAGGCAGGTGATGGTCACACCAACAGAGTTGTTAGGGGCTCAGGACAGAAAGAGATGGGCTGGATGAACACGCTTCAGCAATCGACAGGATCGAACAAAGGACAGACTGGAACTCCTACGTTCTCTGAAGAAGTTTACTCAACTCAGGAGACGAGAGCAAAGGCTCCTGGCGCAGGTACTTGGTTAACATCTTTCCAAGCTCTGCCTCAGCACTCTGACACGCCGATGCTAGACCCTGGGTTCGCACAGATGTTCGGAGAAGTAGAAAAGCTGAAGGGCGCGGTGAGGAGATCGACATCAAGACTGCTCTAGGGAGGAGCTAGTGATTTTGTTTTTAGAACCTGATTCGAAGCGTGCGGCGCTGGCGTTTCAACGGATGAACAAAGTAGATCAAGAGAGTACGGTCTGGTGCCAGACAGTACTGGAAGCACAGACGACGCTTTGGAACTACAGAGAAGTATTAACCAAGGTCTATTTAGAACATGACCTTGGAGAAGAACCGTATATGAATACGAGGTCAGAAGAGTCAGGCATGGAACTAGTGAGGTATCTTGAGAACTTGAGCAAGCACTATGTGCCCGAGTTCGAAGCATACAAAAGAATGAGCTTCATAGTGCATACATGGAATGATCACGCAGGGCCGATCATGACAGAAAGGCTAACTAAGATAGGGCTGAACGTGAAATGGGTTCCGTTCGGCACGGAGAGCAAGTAGGAGCAACAATGAGCGACGCCACTCAAAGAGATAAGTTATACGCTGCCTTCGCCGAGCGAAAGAAGAAGAAGGGCGGACAGCCTAAGAACACATTTCAGGCTAAGATGCAGACCGATATGGACTATCGAGCCAAAGCTACTAAGCCCGCGACGACAGCTCCCCGTAGTACCGGAAGCAAGCCCAAGCACCCTGGCGTCTTGAGCTATCCGAAGTCCGGACAGATGAAGTCTGCGGCTGAGCGCAGAAAAGAAACACGTATCAAAAAGCTTACCGTAGGCTTTGGTAAGGACAAGAAAGGCAAGCCCATAGGACAGACCACGATCGTGGATGTAGGGCACAACCCCAGCAAGGCGAAGCAAGCTAAGGGCAAGCGCATGGCCCTGAACATCAGGCCTGGAAAGGGCACACGCCCGCTAGCTAAGGCCCCGAAGGGTCCGACTGTTGCAAGTGTCATGAAGTCGAATATGCCTAAGGCTCCGACCTACAAGCCTATCAACGTAGCTGCGAACATCAAGAAGCACCAGCGCCTCTCTCCCCATCTGCCCGGTGAGACTAAGACAACTCCCTTTTATGGGTGGAAGCGCTCTGAGAACCCGCACCTAAAGGCCCCTAAGCAAGACGCAGGCTCATTCTCCACTAAGAGCATAGCTGCAGCCCTAGCTGTTACTGGAGTAGCTGCTGGTGCTGGCGTCTTAGCGGCTCGGAAAGCTAGGCTCGCACCGAAGCGTAACAAGGGTGCTGCCGTCACCGCAGCCAGAGCCCGCAAGCCCCTAACCTCCACGCAGAGAGGCGTGCTAGAAGTAGCTCGTGTCAGAAGCGGCGCAGGCAGAGTGGAAGGTGAGCTGGCTAAGACAGGCGAGTTGAAGAGACCCCCGACGAAGATACGTACCT